ATGTCTGTTTCTATCGATCAGGTCTTTGTAAAACAATTTGAGGCCGATGTTCATTTGGCATATCAGCAAATGGGCACTAAGTTGCGTTCTACGGTACGCAGCAAATCTGGCGTAATTGGCGCATCTACTACTTTCCAGAAAGTAGGTCGCGGTACAGCCAGCACCAAATCACGTCATGGTATTGTTCCTGTTATGAATCTAAATCACGAACCAGTAGAATGCGTATTGCAGGATTATTATGCAGGTGATTGGGTTGATGCTTTGGACGAATTAAAAACTAACGTTGATGAACGTCGTGTTGTTGCATCTGCTGGCGCATACGCATTAGGGCGCAAAACGGATGAATTGATTGTGTCCGCAATGAAAGAATCTACAGAATCAGTTGGCGACTATACAACGGGACTGACAAAAGATTTAATTTTGTCTGCATTGGAAGTATTAAACCAAAACGATGTACCAGATGACGGTCGCAGATTCGCAGTTGTTGGCGTACACCAGTGGAATGAATTGCTGTCTATGGACGAATTTGTTTCTGCAGATTATGTTGGCGACAACCTGCCATTGATTTCTGGCGGCGCTTCTAAGAAATGGTTGGGCATAACATGGGTCCTGTATAACGACTTGCCATTATCAACCGCAAACCGCGATTGCTTTATGTATCATGCAACAAGTATTGGTCATGCATGCGGTCAAGAAGTTAAAACTGATATTTCTTGGCATGGAGAACGCGCTGCACACTTTATCAGCAACAGTATGTCACAAGGTGCAGTATTGATTGATAACGACGGTATCGTACGTATCAAATGCAAAGAAACTGATGAATAAACCCACTAAAACAAAATAAAAGGAAACATAAATGGCGTTTCAAAACAAAAATTTGTCCGTTATTGCGTATGCGAACGGTTTTACTTTGTGGCATTACGCTGCAAACGAAGCAATGACAACAATCAGTGCATCTGCATATTTTGATAGCGTAAAAACTTTGATGAATACAGGTGATATAATAATCATCAATGCGTCAGATAATACTTCTATCAAAAAAATTACTGTTGATGAAAACATTACTGTCGCTGATTTAGCTTAAATTAAATATCGGGGCGTTCAATACGCCCCTTTTAAAATTACAAAATTTTAAAGGTAATTCTATGCATACTAAAATAGATTTATGCTCAATGGCTCTATTAAAACTAGGTGAGCAACCAATACAATCACTTGTAGAAGATTCTCCGGCTGCCCAGCTTTCAAGGACATTGTTTGATTCCGTCGTAGATATGTTATTAGCAATGCATCCTTGGCGATTTGCTTGTAAGCGTTTCGAACTGACAAAAAATGATAATGGTGATTTTCTAATACCATCTGAATGTCTGCGTGTACTAAAGTGCAACGGTGAAATAATAGGAAACACTATAATTTCTCCGTCAAATAAACTTTCTGTTCTCGCCGTAGTTAGAACTGAGCCAGAAAAATTCCCAAGTTATTTCGTTTCATTAGTTACAACTAAACTAGCAATGGAATTTTGCATTCCACTGATTGGCGACCAAACTGTATTTCGTATGTTGGCAGCATTATATGAAACAGAATTGCAAACTGCTAAGTTCATAGATAGCACAACACCCACAACACGCAATAATGTAGACAACTTTTCTCTTATAAACGCACGTTTTTAATTTAAAGGTATATAAAATGACAGATTTTATAAAAACCCAAAATTCGTTCGCAGACGGAGAAGTAGCACCGGAATTTTTTGCGAAAGATAACATCAATGGTTTGTCAAAACTTGAAAACATGGACGTTACAGCTGGTGGCGGTTTGCAGCGTCGTCGTGGATTAAAATCTGTTGCAACATTAAACTCTGCAGCCAGACTAATCCCTTTTTCTGTCAGTGAAACGGAAAACTATTTATTAGCTCTGACTGATGGCCACATCATGGTTTATCATGGAGACGAAAGAATCCGCGATATGTTGGTTCCTTGGGATTTTGATGCAATATCAAAAATTCAATATGCGCAAAGATTCGGTACAATGATTTTTGTACATCCAGACTATCAACCATACATATTAAAGAAAACTGAAGATTCTTTTTCACTGACAGGTTTTGAGTTCGCACGTAATGATGCAGATATGACTCAGAATATGCCTTTTATGAAATTTGATGACGCAGCAGATATAAAAATAACCGTTACAGCAAATGATGCAGGAAATAACTATGCAACATTTACAACAAACAAAGACTTTTGGAGCCAAGAAAATGTAGGTGAACGTCTGTTATTGTTAAACAACCAATGGCAGATTACAAAGTATATCAGCCCCACGTCTGTACAGGCGTATACAAACAATCAATACAATATTCCAGAAAATCCTGTTACAGATTGGTACGAAGCCGCATTCGGAACAAAGCGTGGATGGCCTTGCAGCATAACATTTCATCAAGACAGATTAGTTTTTGGTGGCTCTCGGTCTTGGCCCAGCGGCGTATGGATGTCACAAGTTGGCAAGCACAATAACTTTAACACAGGCACAGGTTTAGATGATGAAGCTATCTTTATAACTTTACTATCCGAACAGCGTCAGCAGATTTGTACTGTCGTCAGCAGTGATAACTTACAAATTCTGACTAACGCCGGCGAATGGGCAATATCCAGCAAGCCTTTAACACCATCGGTAGTTGATATAAAACAACACACCTCTGTCGGAAGCATCGCAACAAGGTATCTGCCACCACAAAAAATAGAGGGCGCAACTGTATTTATTTCCGGAACAAAAAAAGACATCCGTGAATTGTCGTTAGACGCATTGGGCGAAAATTACAATGCAACCGACCTTTGTACACAGGCAAAACACCTGATGCAAGACCCCATAGACATCTCTTATAACGAAGATTTACGACAGTTATTCGTGATTATGGCAGACGGAAATATGGCTGTATTAAATCAAAACTCTGCGCTTGGTATTTCCGCATGGGGCAGATACACGACACAAGGAAAGTTCAAATCTGTCGCAACCGTCGGAGATACCACATATGTCGTTGTCGAACGCGAAAACTATAACTATCTAGAAAAATTTTCAGCAGACGCTTTAAACGATGCAAACAAATATGACTTTTCTTATACTGCGTCTGCATTACCGCTGCGAGCGTCGGGACATAACGCAAAAACTCTGCGTATCAGAAAAATATCCGCACGAGTTTTGAACACAAAGACTATATTCATCAATGGGAAAAGAGCACCTTTACCAAATGAAATATATAAAGAAGATTCAACTGGCTACAGCGGTGATATTTTTATCAACCTACTTGGCAGTCAACATAATTGCTTAAAGGACCCGTGGACCATCTCTAGTGATGAACAATTACCCACTACAATACTATCCGTCAGCACATACGGATATTATTTAGTATAAAACAAAAGGATATTAAATGTCGCAACTTGTATCTGATGTTACATCTATATTAAATTATAAAGATTCAAAAAAAGAGGCCGAAAACGAACGCCAACAAATACTGGCTGACATGGCGGCCGACGAGAAAGAAAAAACCAATCTAGTAAAGAAAACGTTGGCTTCACAGCGTGCAAAGTATGGAGCATCTGGAGTGTCTGGCAACAGTATGTCCACAGGCGCTGTCTTAAAACGCCTGAAGCAAGAAACAGAACAGCCTTATGAAGAAAAGAAATCGTCTAATCTTGAA